CCGCATCGCTCAAAAGCCTCTTCAACATAGTCCGCTACGTCGAGCTCGAAATCTTTAGATCCAGAAACCGCCATTATTTACGTCCAAACAGGCCGCAATTTCCCAGCGGGTTATAGCCTGATTTTTTTTTCGCAGCCCCGCCGTGGCGCTTGTATTGCACTTTCACGCCTTTTTTCTTGGCTGCATTTTGTGCCATAGCGATGCCCTTTGGGCTGTAGTCGTAATGTTTTCCCGCTACTTTTGGCATATTCAGTTCCGCTCAGAATGATGGCATGGCCATCGCCATGCCGTAGTTTCTGGCTCTCGGTATGCTCGCAAGCCCTGACATTGCTGGTTGCCGACGACGAAGCGCCGCTTGCTGCAGTTGCTGAGTCAGTGCAGGATTAACAGGACTAGCTGCCACTCGGCCCGTAACCTGCCGATTTCCAGCGCCTTGCCACTCTCTCAGGTCTCGGCGAAAATCAAGTCCTTCTTCATCGCCATAATCACGTCGAGATGGTCTGCCCGGCCGCGGCTGTAGTCGCTCCCGCTCCAAATTAGTCCTCCTCATTTGGGCGAGCCTATCCATCCGATTATTTTTGGGCTGGCTTTCAGGGCCACCCGATGGCATTGCCATTCTAAGCTGGGGAGGCGGTGCTACCATCTGAGGTTGCCTTATCTGTGGTGGCGGAGGCGGAGGCTGCATTACCGGCGGCGGCGGGACGGGAGGCGGTGGCATTATCTGCGGCCCAGTCGGACGGCGGCTAGGAGTCGGAGGAAGAGGAACCGGCTCACCCGTGAGCGGTGGCCATGGCATTGGCTCCTTTACCGAAGGTGGCCTTCCAATTTGCTTATTCGGCGGCACAAAGATTGGTCTGGGTTTGCCCGGGTTTAAAGGAGGCATCTCCGGTGACTGTCCGGCGGGAACGCCACCCGATAAAGCCCCCCGGTCATCCTGAAGAGCAACACCGATCGGGTCTCCCCCCATCCCCCGTCTACTAGGAGTCGGAGGAAGAGGAACCGGCCCAATCGGACGGCGGCTAGGAGTCGGAGGAAGAGGAACCGGCTCACCCGTTGAGCGGTTGAGCGGTGGCCTTGGCATTGGCTCCTTTACCGGAGGTGGCCTTCCAATTTGCTTATTCGGCGGTACAAAGATTGGTCTGGGTTTGCCTGGGTTTAAAGTTGGAATTTCTCTATTCTCTAGAGCACCTAACCGCCTTTGAAGAGCACTCGGATCAAATCTTGGAATTTCTCTATTCTCTAGAGCACCTAACCTCGCTTCAAGACCACTCGGATCAAATGCAGGAGGAGGAGCCGGACGAATTGCCGGAGGCTGGGGCGTCACAAGAGTCGGAGGAGAAGGCATACGCTGTTGTTGGTAAGGGTTAAAGCCGCCACCCATATAAGGGTTAAAGCCGCCACCCATATAAGGATTAAACCCACCGCCCATAAATGGCATACGCTGCTGGTACGGATTAAACCCGCCACCCATATAAGGGTTAAAGCCGCCACCCATATAAGGATTAAACCCACCGCCCATAAATGGCATACGCTGCTGGTACGGGTTAAAGCGCATGTTTCTGGCGCGTCCGCCAAACGGGCTATAGGGGAGCTGTCTGATCCCCAGTTTGGGGAACGCTGCGAGCCGACTGAAAATCCCCATTCAAAATCTCCTATGCCCGAAACACCGTCAACGTGTTGAAGGTTGAAACCGTGTACTGCACATAAATTCCGGCCGAAAACACCATGCCCTCGTCTGGGATGGTTAGATCTCTTGTTGCAGTCGCTGACGCCACTGTTCCGACCTTGTAAACGCTTGTGCCAGTTGGGCTCGTCGTTAGAAAATTCAACACACCGGCGGTGCCGGTACACACGAGGTTTATGCCTTGAAATCGAGATCTGCCGGCAAAAACCACATCAGCAGCAGATGCATTTACACCAGCGCTCACATTGCCGGCTGGGTTTCCCACAGCCGTAATGCTTGTAACGGTTTTGAAATATGAGCTACCAGTAGCTGTACCAGCATTTGCACCCGTAATTGACTCTGTTTGAGCATCGCCATTTACATCGGTGCCAACAACGGTAAATGAAATAGCAGAATCGTCTCCAGCCGAAAGAATGGTTACGACTCTTCCGGCATCAAACGTGCATGAACCACCAGAGGCTAAAGCGCCTCCAATGGTTAGTGCCGCGTTGTTACCTACAGCCGCTGCTGTTGAAATGCCGTCAGCATCTAGTGCTTGTGTATCGGCGGTTATATGGACCGCCTTTACGTCGGAGCCACTCGATTTAGTCGCCATGCGGGCCTCCTTTACTCAAACGGTGTCGCTAACGTGCCGTCACCATGCAAGAAAGCCTCGCAATGCCAAACCGCTGCACTGGTTGCTACCAGACGAATCACGCCACCCACAAGCCAGCCCTGTGCTGCTGAACCCAAGTCAATGGTGTCATCATCACTGGCATCAGGAATGAAGGTGTTCATGTCCGTTGCCGTGGTCGGATCGAAAATGTGTGCAAAGCCAGAGAACAGATCGCTGGCATTGTCCGTATTGATCTGACCCGCACCCGTGAACGTAGTGCCGACGATGAACGTGTAATGCAATCCAGCCGCCGCCGTAGGCAACGTAACGACTATACCGGCGGCTCGGTTCAACGTATAAACCGTACCTGAATCAGTCGATTCTACTGATTTGGTAGCGTCAGTAATGCTGCTGACATTAGCGTAGGAAGATACATACCCCGTCGTGGTTATATTGCCGCTCGTGTCAATATCGAGATTTGTGGTAACTGTACCAGTGCCGGCCGCAATAGAAATTTGTTCAAAGCCGTTTTCGGACCTGACTGGTCCATTGAAAGTAGAATTAGCCATCATTCCCTCCTCAGAGAATTCCTCTATCGTCTTGGCAAATGTCCGCTAGGCCGGTCGATAGAGTCAAAATTTATCCTAGACCTTTCGAGTATAGCATCGTTTTCAAAAAAACCTGAAAGCTGATGGCACTGGAGACTGCAACGGATTATTAAAATCGGCGCAAAAAAAAGGGGCCATGCGGCCCCAAAAAGCTAAGCTAGGCTAGGCTTAGGATGTAGCGGGAAATATGACCCTATATTCTACGTCTAATCCACCGCTGGTCAATTGCCCAGCATACTTTCTCAGCATTTTCTTGGCTGCGTGCTGAATCGCCGGCGTCCAAATGAGCTGCGCAGCAATCGATTTGCCGAAACGAGAGTCCAGCCCGTTATAGCCTTGGCCGTCCGCTTCAACAGCACCGTCGCACCGTGCCGCCAGGTATCGGGCGCAGGATTGCAGTGCCGCGACAGTGTCAGCGCTCAATGGCTTCAGCTTTTTGTTGTGAAAGATTTTTTCGACCTCTGTCACGCCAACCGCCAGATCGTCGATAGAAATGGCGGGTAAAACTTGCCCGTCATCGAGGGCGCGGTCCAAAACTTTCTGTTTCTGAACCAGAACTTCAGCCATTCTTGCGTCCAGACTGCCGTCAACAACAAGATGTTGGATCAAGACTGAATCCTGCTGTCCAATCCGATGGCAACGATCTTCCGCTTGTGAAACGTCACCTGGAACCCACGAGAGCTCGGCGAAGACTACGTGACTCGCAGCGGTGAGCGTAATACCTACCCCGGCCGCGCCGATCGTACCGATGAACACATCAGCATCGCCGGCCTGAAATGTTTCAACGGCGGTTTGGCGCTGCGTTTGATTGTGGTCGCCGGTCAAAGTAACCACGGTTTTGCCAGCCGCTTCCAGACCAAGCTTGATACCCTCGACAACGTCCTTGTGGTGAGCCATCACAACAACCTGATGGTCCAAATCGATCAGGTGATCAACTACGTCGTCAACTTTTGCCAACGCCATATCGTGGCGAACACCAGACATTTTCTCGAACGACACATCGTCGTAGGTGGTGTCTTCTACCGCGTCGGATAGAGCATCAAACTCCTTGGTGAGTTCTTTAGCGTAATTCTTGTTCGGCAAAACGATGATTTGGCGAATCTTGGCGGGCAACTCTTCCAGCACATCTTTTTTCAATCTGCGGATCATGATGGACTGGCGCAAACGCAGCTGTAATTCATCGAGATTGGAAGCACCCGTGAAATCCCAGCCGAATCGACCTTTGTAGGCGCCCGCATATCGCCTTGCAAAAGCAAAGAAATTGCCGAAAGTATCGGGATCAAGAAAGCCGGCAATCGGCTGTAGCTCGATAGGTCGGTTGGTAATCGGCGTGCCAGAAAGAGCGATCTTTCTGTCGGCCTTCAGGCTGACGCAAGCAATGCTTCTCTGGGCCTTCGGGTTTTTGATCTTATGTGCCTCGTCAAGAATCAACACGCCCCAGGTTCTGGAGAGCAAAGCTTTTTGGTGCTTTTTCAGCACGTCGTAGTTGATGATAACCACGTCAGGATTGTCAGAAATTGTGTCGCCACCGCCGTTCACTACGTCTATTGTGCGGGGCTCGACCAGCCACTTCTCCAATTCCAATTTCCAGTTGATCTTGAGGGATGCCGGCACGACCACCAGAGCCGTTTTTGGCTTGAGCACGTTCAGACATGCAATCGCAGTGATGGTTTTTCCCAAGCCCATCTCGTCGCCGATCAAGCAGCTTTTGCGCTTCAGCGCATAGGCGACACCGGCTTTTTGATAGGGCAGATAGGCAAGACCGTCTGGCACCGGTATTTCAAGGTCTGCATCCGAGGCAGATGATTCGGCTATCGCAACGACATCGTCAACGTACTGGCTGACAACCCATGCGTCGTCTTTCTTGGTGACGCCATAACCGGCCTTTTTGACGGCGGCTTTTTTGGCACGCCACAGCGCCCAAAACTCTTGCGTCGGCTTTGCGGTTTTGAGCAGACGGCCATCCGACTGCTTTTCACCCTTGGACCAATCTAGCTGTAAATCCATCTTCCTTCCCTTGGTTTATTTAACTTACACCTTTATTATACTTATCGTGTCGTTGTGTGCAAGTTTTTGCACATCCATATGGTCATAATTCAGGCATAAAAAAAGGAGCCCGAAGGCTCCTTTTCAGGGGTACGGCGGTTGAGTCACCCGCCGTGGGTTTGATTACGCGCCTTGGGAACCGTAAATACCGCGCCAGTCACTCCAGCCGAAGCTGAAGCGCTCTCTCGCCTTGTACCGAATGTTGCCGGTACTGAAGTCGGGCTCCATGCTCGTTTCCATCGCCGTTCTCTGAAACATCTTTAGACCTTCGCCCATCGTTGTCACAGAAGTGAGAATGAAAAACGCATCCGGGTCAGTCAGGTAATGATTCACCGTGTAGCCGCCAGGCAAAACACCTGTCGCTTTCACAGCGTTAAGATCATTATCTGCACTTCCAGGCCGTCCCGTGGAGTTGAGGATTCTCTCGGCAACAAAAACCAGTTCCGAAGGAACTACGAGTTTTTCTGCCTGGACAGAGATCGTCAGACCGCGGTCGTCGGTGAAGTCGCTGATGTCGATCAACGCATCTTCAAGACTCGTCTCGTTGAGATCTGCCATTGATGAAGCCCTGTTCGCCGCCGTGCCACCGCCCGCGAGGGTGTGCCCAGTGTTGATCAGAGATACGCTGTCGCCGCCTGTGTAAGACGAGGAAAACGCATTGTTGAGGACGTTTGCTCCCTTCACCTCTTTTGTGTTGGCCATCGACCTCGCAAGCGCCTTGGTGTAACGCTTGCCCAAAGCATCGTACAAATTATCTTCGACAGCTTCTTCCGTGAGTGCAAACGCGAGAGCGATTGTTTCATGTGTGTACCGCGAGGTATAACTTTCTGTCGCGTTGTCAAAAGAAACGCTTGCGCCTTCACTTTTCGTCGGAGCTCCACCAAAGCCTGTGATCAGAACCTCTTCCTCGAAAGCTCGTTGTGAGTCTTCGACGGAAAAGATCTCAGCGTATTCTTGTGTGTACTCATCGTACGACATCCCGAAGAGGCTGTTCAACCCAGGCTCTAGCTCTTTAGCAAGTTGTGCCCTTGATATGGCCATTTCTTACTCCTTTATGCTAGACCAGCGGCCTTCTGACCCATTATATGGTTTTGTATAACCACATAAACATTGGTGTTAGAAGCGCTAACGTCAGAGTTATTGGGATCCTCAGAGATATCAATTGCTTTGAGGGGTAAGGTTGCGGTGGTCGCGCCCGTGGACACGTCCAACTCGTCTCCAGAAATACCGGTATCGGTGCTTCCAGAGTTGGTTTTGATCGTATCAAAATTACCGAGCAGGTCTGCAACTGGAAATGCTTCGTCTGCCTGAATCTCGAAAACCGTATTCGGATCATCGATGATAAACGCAATTATGTCTGAAGCATTTGTGCTTGCTGGGTAGTAATTCCGATACACCTGTTCACCGGTGGTTGGGTCCGTATACTGACAGCCGTTGAACACTCCGACCAACGGAACCGTGCCACCAACGGCGTGTATTTCTACACCGCCGCCGGTAACTTGCATCACCAGGTCGCCCTGATAAATCGCAGTCCCATAGTTCGCAGCAATTCTATAACGTGACTGTCCGCCTGAATACGGTGCCCCACCCATCTGCTTTACAGGTTTCAAACCAAAAGAGGCGTCTTTGTTCGCCATGGTTATTTCTCCTATAGCTAAGTTGAGTAGCGTTATTTCTTGCCAAAGGAAACCTGTGTGTCTCGCTGCGGATCATACTTGACATATTGACCGTCCCGTCTGCTTTCAGAAAACATGGTGTTATCCAAAGCGTTGACAGCATCGTCGCTTTTGCCTTCATAGTAGGCTCGGCGCTCTGCAACGGTCTCATTCGGAATCTTGGCGAGCAGGAGTCCTTCGTTGTAAACAATGCCAGCATGTCGGCTATGGTCGTCCGCTGTGGGCAATGGCCAATCACTAGGAAGGTCGGTGCCTCTCACGAGCTCCCAACCCTCCCGTAAACGTCTGCTGACGTTTGCGCGATCTTCCTGTCCCAACATCGACTCCCTG